AAAATGGATGTTTCTGGGCAACGGCCCTTACACTAACGTTCCAGGGCCTGCCAGGAATCACATCAATTGGAAACAACTTACTTCTAGTGAAAGAGAAGAAGAATTAAATCTTACTGTCTATCAATTAGACATTTATTATAACATATTTTATGGCATATGTAAAGAACTATTTTTCTAAGGGGTTGGAAAATGACCAAAGAGCAGTTTGAACCACCGTTACATTTTGAAAAATGGCTACAAAGAGAAGAAACTTCCATAGTGGAAAAGTACTACTCTTCGATGGCTTGGCAAAGAATGGACTTTCTACCATTCGCAGAGATGCTTCACCAGAGGTATCTATTAGGAAAAGGTGCATGAAAAACGTAGAAATTTACGGAAAGCCCAACTGCAACTTTTGTAGAAAAGCAGTGGGGTTATGTAAAAGTTATGCGATTGACTATAAGTATTATGAACTCGATAAAGACTATGAGTTAAAAGACTTATGGGCAAAAGTGAGGTTTGCAACATACCCTCAAATTTTTGTAGACGGAAAGCCACTGGGTGGCTATACTGAATTCTCTTCATATGTTTTAGGATACACACGTTGAATTACGAAGAAGCTGGAGTAAGTATTGAGCGAGGAGAAGACTTTGTATCTTCCATCGCTGGCATAGTAAAAAACACACATAGACCTGAAGTGTTGGGCCTTTTAGGGGGTTTCAACGGGGCCTTTAAGGTCCCAACAGGCTATAAAAATCCTGTGATGGTTGCATCAACAGATGGAGTCGGATCCAAGATACGAGTGTCGAAAGACTCTTACAACCTGGGTATTGACTTAGCTGCAATGAGCATAAATGATGTAATCACATCAGGTGCAAAACCTTTGTTCTTTCTCGACTATATTGCATGTCATTCGATAGATTCGGACAGGCTCACTCAAATTGTACGAGGATTGTCCTATGCCTGCTATGTATCCGATTGCGTACTTCTCGGTGGAGAAACTGCAGAAATGCCTTCTGTATACCCACCTGGAGAGCTAGACCTGGCAGGGTTTTGTGTAGGCATTGTAGAAGAGAAAGACCGCATTACTGGGGAAAATATATCTGAAGGAGATAAGATAGTAGGTATCTCAAGTTTCGGGCCTCATGCGAATGGGTTTGCTCTTATCAGTGCAATTATGAAACGAGAGAACTTTGAGTTTCCGCATCTAGACTTTCCTACTCGAGTGTATACTCAGGAAGTAAAAAACTATTGCGAAAGTAACGAAGTTCTCGGAATGGCTCACATTACAGGTGGAGGGTTAGAAAGTAACGTCAATCGTATTCTTCCCGATGGACTGTGTGCAAATATAGAATGGAGCAACTCTCGACTCTCCCCTGGGTGGGCAGAAGAGATTGCAGAGAAAGGAAATGTTTCTGTGAAGGAGATGCGTTCAGTCTTCAACATGGGAATTGGTTTTGTGTACATAGTCCCGGCTTCTACAGATTGCATAAATGTAATCGGCACAGTAGCAAAAAGTTCTTGACAAGAATTGAATAAAGCCGTATAATGGTTGTTTACACAGTAGAGAGAAGGCAAATGAAACTCACTCCTCACCAGATACACACGATACTACGTTGGATGGATATAGCGTTTTACGCAGTTCTTGTATGTACTCTTGTTGCGGGGTTTTACTTTTTCATGACTCTAAGGGTTTAATATGAAAACATTAATCGACATAGTAAATGTCGGCTTCGGTGCAATATTTGTTGCACTGCTTCTTTGGATATTCGTTATAGTGATGTTCTCATTATGACGTATCACTACAAGTCACTGGCGTGGAACTTTGAGAAGTTCGACCAAGAATTCGGTAAATACTTGTACATGAAGTACTGCGAGAACGAAGACCTAGATATAAAAGACTTTCAAGCCTTTATGTATCTAAAGTTTTCTTCTTTTCGAAAGTTACTTTTCGATGATACTTCTTCTATAGACTTCGAGAACGAATGGGACTTCTAGATGATTGTAAAAGGTAGTATGGGCTTTACTCCTTCAGGACGAAAGCGTAAGAAATTCAAAGCTCCAAAAAAGAAAAAGCGGGAATTTGTGCCTCTCGATAAGGCAGTAGTTCCTTCGTATGAATACATGCTTTGGGAAAAGAATCAGCGGGAACAGTATCCCTCTGTAGGTTTTACACCAGATCCTATGTATGGAAAGCGTAAGAAGGAAGACTATCGCGCAGAAGTGAGTAAGAATTATACCATTTCTGTAGCGTATAACAAAGGTGCCTATCAGGTCATTCCCAAGGATGATGTGGAGAATATAGGTAAATGATAACAGAAGAACAGTATCAAAAGTTGAAGAAGATGATTTGGGGTCTTTACGCCCTCATTTTTATCTCTTTTCTTTTAACTCTTTCTGGTTGTACAAATTACGATGTGGATCATGCAGAGCTAGAGTCTATGTTAAGACAACAGTGTGTGCATAATCCCGAAGACTTTGGATACTTAAGACGAGTATTCTCAGATAACGACATAAACATTATTGAACCTGTACAGTATTGCAGGGATCTGTTTCACGGAGGCTCGAATGAAATTTAGTTTTTATTGGCAAAACGACTGGACGGTACATGGAATCTTTCAGGTACTTCCTTGCGTTACGCTTATGTATGATGACTACCCTCAGTCCGCTCGAAGAATGTGGACAGTTCAGGTAGGATTTCTGAATATGTCTGCAAGTGTGGATATTCTTGTAGGAAGAGCTCCCGATAGTCGAAACCGTGCTCTTATCTAAATAGAGAAAGAGTTTCCGCAACCACAGGTAGTTTCTGCATTGGGGTTCGTGACAACAAAGCGAGCCCCTTGCAGATTCTCCATGAAATCTATTTCCGCTCCTTCCAGGTATTGATAGCTCAAAGAATCTACAACTAACTGAACTCCATCGTTCTCAAATGTGCTATCATCCTCTTCGATATCTTCATCGAAAGTAAAGCCGTATTCAAAGCCTGAACACCCTCCTCCCGTAACAAACACTCTCAAATTAAAGTTCTCATTCCCCATGAAGAACTTTGCCTTTCTAGCTGCAGTGTCTGTGAAAATCATTAGACCGTAAAGCTTTCGCCACAGCCACACTCTGCCGTTTGATTGGGATTTCTAAACTGAAAACCTTCATTGAGTCCTTCCTTTACATAGTCCATTTGAGTTCCGCTTACATAGATCATACTTTTCGGATCCACGTATACGTCTACTCCTTGGCTATTGAAAAGCTGATCCTCTTGTAGTCCATAATCTACTGGTTCAAGAACGTACATAAGACCGGAACATCCAGTCGTTTTTACAGCTAAACGAATGCCTATACCCTTACCTCTGTTGTCAAGATAAGAAGTAACGTGCTTTGCAGCTTCTTTAGTCAGAGTCACCATAGATAGCTTCTTTAAGGTCTGGAGCATAATAGCGCGGGCCTTTCATTACTTTCCCGTCATCCCTATAAATAGGTTTGCCATCGTCCCCCAGCTTAGACATATTGCTAAAGTGTACTTCTTGAAAGCAATCATCTAGGTCAATACCAAAAGCGTGTCCAGCCCCATACGTTACATAGAGAATATCTGTAAGTGCATCTGCGACTTCTATTAGATCCTTTTCTGCAAGTGCCTCTTGTAGTTCTTTAAGTTCTTCTTGAATAAGGTCTACTCTTAAATCCTGGAGTTCCTGAGTTCCAAGATTAGGAGATTCTTTATCAATTACCTCTTGACCGAACCTATTCATGAAGTTTCCAACCAACTTAAAATTCGTTAACGTATACTTATTCCTACGTATCATGTATGTATTCACTTAGTTTCTCTTTGTCGTTTTCTCTCACGTACAACAGCAGCTTGTTTGGCTTCGTTTCTTCGCTGAGAGGGCTTAGTGTATTGCTGACGATCACGCAACTCTAGTAATCTATCTTTCATCTTTCGTTTCAGATTCCTAAGAGCTTTCTCAACATTACCGTTTTTTACCGCTACTTTCAATATTCATCCCCACCAAAGTAGCCGTAATCTTCATCGGTTCCCCATCCCGCGGATGCAAGTGCTTCTGCATCATCTAGGAAGTTATCCCCATAATAGGGTTCATCGTAATCCTCTTCGTCAATTTCTACATAATCATCGTCATCGAAATCGAGTTCTTGAGGGTCGTCAATATGTTCAAACATTTCCTCGTAGTCCTCAGGGTCTAGTGTAAAATATGTGGTCATTAATGTTAATTGTCCTTTTGTATGCCTTCGCCCACCAGGGCGTCACTGTAAGTGCATGGTACCAAAGGGATCCTTCTGTGATATCTGGAATCTCTCCCTTGTATGCATAGATTGCAGTACTAACAGCTTCTTTGTATCTCTTCCTATCTTTCGGAGTATCTGATAATCCATCGCAGTACCAGCTAAACTGACAGGTTCTATTCTTTCTTTGTTTTACTACCTTACATATTGTATTCGGAAATCTACCGTCTTTTACTCTATTGAGAGTTACCTGAGCAACAGCTATCTGTCCTATCCAGGGTTGGTCCCTGCTCTCAAAGTATATGTTCTTCGCTAAACAGAAAATCTCTCCCTCTGCGTAGCTACTCTGGTAGACACATATAAGTAGTACAGCTACTATCCATTTTTGAATATGCATCCCCTATCTCTCAAGTACTTAGCCTGTTTAATGCAGGCGTTGACTGTTCGATCTGGAAAATACTGCGGGAGCTCCTGCGCCGGAACGCTATGATAGACTTTCAAAAGTAGTACGCGTTCCTTGCGAGTCCATTGGCGCCTTGATTGTTGCATGAGAGTCTCTCCATTTTCTATCCATAATTATAGTCCAAACCACCTCTCATGTCAAGAACTATTTTTCCCACACCTAAAAATAAATCTTGACAATTCATCTCCCATCTATTATAATATACAGTAAATGGCACGGTGCGTATGCACCACTCAACGGAGAGCTTTATGTTTATAGACCCAGTAAGTACATATATTATCTTTGCCGTCTGTATGGCAGGATGTTCCTACTGCGCTTACAAGTGCGGAGAGAAAGAAGGAATCGTAGGAACCCTCAACTATTTGGAAGCCGAGGGCGTTATCGACTTCGAGGAGGATTGATATGGCTATTGGAATCCTAAAGAGCCTTGTTGGACCTGTAACGGGGTTGGTGTCTGAGTTCATCGAAGACAAAGATAAGGCGAATCAATTAGCCCACGATATTGCAACTCTTGCAGAGAAGCAACATCACGAACAAGTGATGGGACAGCTAGAAGTAAATAAAGCAGAAGCTGCTCATAAATCATTGTTCGTAGCGGGTTGGCGACCTGCGGTCGGCTGGGTCTGTGCGTTAGGCATGGCCTCCAACTTTTTAATAGTGCCGTTTGCAAACTTTGCAATGGCTATGGCCGGAATGCCAGACCAACTACCTATGATAGAACTAGACACAATGATGCCGGTTCTTATGGGTATGCTAGGCCTGGGTGCAATGAGATCATACGAAAAAACAAAAGGAGTTTCTCGAGAACAATGAACGAAGAAAAAGATGTTTTCTTTCAATACCTAGAGGATAGGTGGACAAAAGAAGTTCAAAAAGCACAAAAAATAAAGGAAGTGCTGCGGCAGAAAAAAGAAAGTGCTCTCGATACAGCCTATCGTTTAGGCCATGGAGTAGCGGACGACTCAGAATGAACAGAGACGCAGTATATGATCAACTGTGTATAGACGAAGGAGTAAAATATGTCATCTATAACGATCACCTCGGCTATCCCACCTTTGGAGTCGGTCATCTTATCACGAAAAGTGACGAGGAATTCGGAAGGCCAACTGGAACAGCAGTCAGTGAGGAAAGAGTCAGGTCGTGTTTTCACAGAGATCTTGACATTGCCATCTCAGAGTGTAGCACTCTATACGGAGAAGGGAACTTTAGAGACTTTCCCGATGAAGTCCAGCAAATCTTGGTCAACATGATGTTTAACATGGGCCGCCCTCGTCTTTCTAAATTTAAGAAGATGAATGTGGCCCTTCAAAAACATGACTGGGTAGAGGCTGCCAAGGAAGGCAGAGACTCTCGTTGGTATCGTCAAGTGACTAATCGAGCAGAAAGATTAATGACTCGACTTGAAAATATTTCTTGACAATTTAATCTCCAGCCTTCATAATACGTCTCATGAATATTTTTATACTTGATAGAGACTTAG